ATCCCATAAAGAAAGAAATCAAGTAACGGGTGTATTCTAGATACGAACCCAGCCTCAAGTAACACATCAGCGTTCCATACCATATGGGGAATTTGGATAATATGAGTGAATACTAGAAACCCTAAAGAATATGTTAGTTTATTCTCCCACCAGTCAAGGAATTTCATATGATTAGTAATAATCTTTATTATATGAATGTATCTAAATAAATCATGGTTTCAGTGGATTTTAAGGTAGTTGGAACTGACAATAGGGGTATTTATTACCATGACAGTAAAAGAGCTGTAATATATCTGAATAAACATGAATCATTAGAGGATATAATAAAAACAATTCAACATGAGATGGTACACCATTGTATAAACATACATAATATAGAAATGGATGAAGATAAGGAAGAGGCATTAATATACCAAATGGCTTGGGCTGAACTATCTATTAATTAGAATACTCATCATGATCATGTTTATTTTCAACATAAACCATACTATCATTACCACTAGTTAACTTTACATTAATTTTTTTATAAAATTGTGATTCATAATGATCCAACCTTGGAAAATCACCAACATCAACATCAAATACCATTCCATCAACACATTCACCATCTGTTAGTTTAACAACAGGATATAATGATAGAATTGGGTGTTTTGTTAACGAATACCCACATAAAGTATCAGGTTTGGCTTTTACTACTCTTCCTAGTATGTTTTCTCTTATTTCATCATTCATAAGAGTACCATATACAAATAATTTTACCATGTGGTAGATAATATTTAACCACATTTAAATGTATCGAAGAAAGGTCTTTTTTTCATGGAAAAAACCCAAATATGTCAAAAAAATTTGTGTACAGATTTTACAACCTGTATAAAACTATACTGAGAACGTTAGGTTTCAGGGTAGAATGTTTCAATACATTTATCACATTCTTGCCAAGGGTTATCATATTTCTTTTTACACCGAGGACAAATCATGGTTCTTCCCACATTATTTTGGCTGTGTTTAATTCATCCCTCATGAGTACTATTAATTCATGTACGTATTTATCACTTAGATGTCTACATCTATGTTTACGTATGTGGTTAATAATATCATGTATTTCCTCTCCTTCTCTTAAACCAATCATAACATTCATGGCAACATGATAGATGAATTTCTCACGTTCATTAAGTTCTTCTATCTCAGTCATTTTTTCATTACCTCGATGATTTCTTTTCTGAATGTCTTCATCATGAATTGTTCTACATCACTCATTCCTCTACATGTTATAAATTTATTACCAAACATATTTTTCATATGATTGAGGTAATATCCTATCCCAAGTATCACAACATTTGAGTTACGTTTTGTTGCTAACTTGTAAGCTTTGATTGCTTCTTTACCTGTTGCATCTGATCTAACTCTTGTACCATTCTTATAATAGTTAGGGTATCCATCAGTTATAACTATGAGAAGTTTCCTCTCACCTTTCATCTTGGCTAACTCGTCCGAACCTACTTGTATTCCAAAGTGTGTGGGTGTGTATCCACCAACCTGTTTACTAAGATAACCTATATCTTTTTTATTGTATACTCTTACAGACATGTTACCACCGTGGTCAGAGTGCCATGTTATACACTTTAAATCTATGTTGGTTGTACCTTCTATTGATTTCCATAGTGTAGACATTATCCTTTCAACAGTTGAGTTGTGTGGGGACATACTACCCGATGCATCTATACTTACACAGATTGATAATCCATTAGCTCTTGTGTTATCTAACATACAATCACCATATCCATTGGCTTTCATATCTATGTATGAACCAACATCTAACTCATCACCATCAGATGTTATCAAATCTTTTCGTCTCTCTTTAAATGAACGGAGTAACCGTTGGATTTGTTTGACAGTTTTATTATCTGTTGTTATTTTATTAGGCTCACTATCCTTTCTTATTTTCTGGTAGTTGATGTATGTTTTACCCTTTGGCATCTGTGATGAACCACTCATCTTATCCTGTATCTCTCGTATTCTGTTGTCAGCAGATTTCTTTAATTCATCAAGTGTATCCTCTCCAAGAGAATCATCCTCAAATATAGACTTGTCTTCTTCGCCTTTACTATTCTCATATACTTTATCTTTTGGACATCTCAATGTATCATCTCTATGTTGGTCTTGACTTACTGGACTTGCTTTTCTTATCTCTTGTTCTGCAAGGTTACGGTCTTCTATTATATTCTTTATGGTATCATCAGATTCTGGGGTGTTTTTACCACGTTCTTTAATCAAATCACCACGTAGACTATTAACCTTGTCAGTATTATCAATTAACTTTTTTATAATCTCGTCAAGATAAGGTTTAATCTTCTTCAACACAACAAGTGAAGCCTTTAGGTCTTTACCTTCTACATCATGTATCATTTTTCCTACATGTGCGTACTTGCCTTGAACCAAGTCAGGTCTAAAGAATCTCTCAGCCAATAACATATTTGATGGGTGTTCATTCGCTTTTAAATCCTTACCTAATCTTTTACGTGTTCTAACAAATTCTTTTACATTGCCCAAGTATAATCTACCCCACAAGGATTCAATCCTTTGGTCTTCAATTACATTGAGTGCTTCGTGATATGTATTGAATATGTTTCTCCTTCTCTGTGTATTATATGCACTGTCACCAAGAACCCAATTAGAAGTCCACCTATTCAATGTTCTTATAACTTTATTCTCGAATGAATTGAATAGTATATGTGCTAACTCATGGTTGATTGCAGTGTTACCATCTATACCCTTGGCTTTTGGGGAGGCTTTAATCACAGTGTATCCTTTCTTGTTTTTATAAGCACAGTTTACTCCTGCTTTATAATCTACAGTGATTGTTTCACCTACTACTTGGGATACAATACCTGCTTTATTTCTATCATAATCTTTTTCAGATATAAGATCTTTGATAGTTATCTTTACCTCGTTGAGTAATGGTATAGGCATCTATGCCACCACTCCAAATATTTCTGCTATTTGTTTCTTAACTAACTCTCTTTGAGCCAAGTCACTAAACTTTGATAGCACTGTATTCCTTAGACTTCTAACTAATGGTTTACCTAATGTTGAATCAGTCCACATTCTATAACACTCTGTGAACTGTGCTATATCTCTTGGAGATAATGAATAATCCACATCTGCGTTAGTTCTTAGGTTATGTATGTTCTGCACTAACTGTAACATTGGGTCAACAACTGTCTCAACAGGTATACCACTCCAGTCAACAATCTTTTTGAGTGAATCGTTGGTTGGGTAATCCCATATTGCTCCAATGAATCTACTACGTGAATCTTCTGTCAATGTATTGACACCTGAATACGTGCTGGGATTCATGGTTGCTATCACTGATAGTTTAACACCTTCATTCAATCTAAACACTTTACCATTGGCAGTGATTGAACGTCTACCATCAGTTACAGAGTTGGTTGCTTTCTGTATCTCATGTTGTAGTGCGTTGAATTCATCCATATATAGTGTTGCCCTACCGAAATGGTTTGCAACCTCTATTGCAGTAGGTAATACTCCAAGCTGGAAGTAACTACCGAACTCATTAATCTGAGGTCTACCAATCAAGTCACCTATCTTAGTCCCATCAGAACAATTAAGTGATACTATAGCCATATCATGTTTAACACATAGATTATGAACTAGTTGAGTTTTACCTAATCCCTTATCACCCTCTATGAGATAGTTCATACCTGTAAGCATGCATTGTTCTAACTCATCTGCTTCATCAGTTAGTTGTACGTATTTTACACCCCATTTTACTGGTTTGTAATTAGTAAAGTCTATCTCTGCAATAGGCACACGGTACACTCTATCTTTATCATTCACTTTAGTCTTTAATGACTCTATGAACTCATGACTATTGTCGTTCATCATAACACTCCCGACATTTGTCATTATATTGTACTTGCTTACCATCTGTCATGATAAGCACCTCACATCTTCCTACCTCTACACCACAACTTTCACAAAGTTTAGGTGCTTTTGGTTTGATTATGTAATCACTCCACAATGTATCATGCATTTGATACTGTACACGAAGCTCGTTATCATCGTATGACCTAATCTCTTTCTCTGAGATTCTATGCATTTTAATCCACATATGTTGCATTTCAATCAACTGTGAAATCATTTTCTTCTTGAGTCTTTCTGCGACCAAGATTTCATATGCCACCTGTTCTTTAGGTGTTCTATCTGATTTCTTCCTGTTCTCAAGGAGAATCTTTAACACATCCTTGTCTTTAACAGACATTTTAGGTGTGCCATCTAGATAGACAGTTATTTTCTTAATCCCTTCTGGACTAAGTCCTTTGATTTTCTTCTTTTCTATTACGAAAAGAGAAATCAACTCTTGTGGTATATCTATTACCACATCTTTAGAATTAATGACCTTTGTCAAAAATAATCACTTCCTCCAAAGTAATTTGAATCGTTTACACCATTCATCATAATACTATACATTATACATAATATAAATCATACTGTATATCAAGACCCACAAACCTCATCAATGAATTTTTGTAAAACCTCACGCATTGTTGCCCCATTAAACTCACAATCTTTCAAGACTAAATGTAAATTATGATTAATTATAATTTTTTTAATCTCAAATTCTAGTGGTGTCATTTCTTATCATCTCCTGCCATTCGTGTACAACTCTTACCTGTCATAGTTAAATCTGTATTTATGCCATATACCATTATCAGTTAACACCTCAACCGATTTTATACTAGTGGAAGTATCCAAACAACCATAACATAATCCTATTTTATATTTTTCACCAATAACATAGTATGAACCTATCTTATTACACGTATCACAATGTAAAGTAGTACTATATCTTTCAAGTGAGTAGCCTGTATCAGTACATTCCTTATCAGTCCAATATACTTTGAGTGTTTTATTCAAGTTGATTATCTCTCCATGATTCATAAGCTAAATCCTCATCATACCCATCACCATTACATTCTGGGCATGGAAGTGTTTCACATCCATCATCATTATCATCACCAAAATATGAATGTCTTATACCACCATATTCTATGTAACCTTCACCTTCACATTCTTTACAATCTTTATCTGTCATAATCTATCTCTCCTTCAATACCAAACAAACATTCGTTACAACATCCATTTTCAAGTGGTAATTCTTCACTATGTTCATATATTTTTTGTTTGCACATATTACAAATTTCATATTTACCCTCATCATCTTTACCTGTTATTACTTCATCCTCATAATAAGTCTTAATATGTAAATCAATCAAATAATCTACACTCATCTTGCATACTCCTCCCCGACTCGTCCTTCTCCATCACAATAATCACAGAACTCTTCGTCATCTCCTACGAAACCAAAACCGTTACAATCTGGACAAACTCTCATTCTTTTAACACCTCAACATCTTCAAACGATATAAGATGATCTCTTACCTTATACACAACACAATATACACCATCTGTATCGACACCCATTGATGTAACACAATTACCATCTAACACATCATTACCCCAATCATTAAACATTTCATCAGCACTATCTAAATCAATGGTCACTCTTATCTTAGTCAATCTACACAACACTCCAACTTCATATTTGTTATTTTAATACGTAAGTTATGTATTAACCTCAGCTCTGCTAACTGTGTTTCATTATATTTGGTCATTTCTTACACCTCAATCTCTATCGTTCCTCATATCAGCTATACGTTCTGCTCTGTCTACTTTACAGTCATCACACATTGATTCGTAGTCGTCTTGATAACAGTCTTCCCAATCATAAGGACATGTTTCTGTCATACTTCTAACTCCTTTTGTATTGCCTTAGCCTGTACTCTTAACAGTTCAAGCTCTATTAATTCTTCTGTATCTTTCAACAGTTGTTTCATTTCTTCATTCATAACTTGCACCGTCGCCAATAAAGAACGCTGTGATTTCGTCACTATAATTAATGTAGTGTCTATCGACCATCCCCTGCTTAAAGAGACAAGAAATTATAGGATACTCTCAATCCTTTTTCTTTACTGACAAACGTCTATGCTTATGTTAACTATGTTAACTATTATCCTTCATAATCCCATAAATGACATACATGTATAAATCCAAAATGCCACATCTTAAACGTGCCACCATCATACACACCAATCCTTTGGTCTTTATGTTTCCATCTACGTGTAGTGAACTCAATCCACCACTCATTATATTCTTTATCCTTTAATGTTATGTTCATTGTAATTCATAAATGTACTCATACTCTATACTCTATTCCCCCCCTGCGTTCGTGTACAACTTTAATGGGTAAGTATAAGGGGAGTGAGCCCAAAGATAAACTCACACCCTATTGAAGTCATGATATAATATAGGTGTCTATGCGATTGAACATAGGTAGCAACTATATTATATGTGCTTACTATTATATTCTTTGACTATCTCTGGGTAGTCATGTGTTAACCAATCATTTATCTCTGCGTGCCTGATTGTATTACACTCACTACACCAATCACATTCTTGATGTGATATCTCTACCTCTCTACATATTACACACATCATTTTACTCATCATAATCATCATCATCTTTCATAAGCCAAGCCCACTCAGCTCTCTCTTTACTCATGACCATTCAACCTTACCTTCAACAGTATTTCTTTTATCTCTCTTACAATGTAGATGCCATGAAGCATGTCTAGTTAATTGTTGTTTAACCATTGATGATTCATCAAACTCTTGGGGACATAAGTTACATTTATATGTCATTTATATTCCCCCTTATTATAATACATTACCTCGTCTTCTATACTATGTTTCTGTAACATTAATTCTTCTTCCAAATCTAATCTGTTACCTATGTCATATATACTTGTCCCATCTGATAACATATCAGATATTTCTTCCTCACTCACTCCATATATATCAATGAGGTTAACCATCTCTAACTTCTCATCTTCATTAAGATAAGTTATTTGTTCAGTCATGTAATTGAATGGTTTATTAAACGTTGTCTTAGTTCCAAAAGATTGGAAGCCTGTGCCTGTAAAGTAATCATTACTACACTTCACACCATTAACTTTACACCAACCATCACCAAACTTTGTTATACCTTTACTTGATAGTATCGCTATCTTATTCCAACCTGTTACTAGTTTGTTCATACCATTTCTTCCTAACTTATGTGCAAGGTAAGCCATAATTCTACTGTCACTATAATTACCTCTTGGTATTGTTTGTGGTTTCTTACAGCCTTTTAAGTAGTTCACTAACACTTCAGCGTACTCACTCCACGTGCCGTTATGAAACAACACATCTTTAGTTATGTGACTTGCTTCCATGTTTAACTCTACCTTACTACTAATCTCAAACGGGTGGTTGAGATTCTTTTTAACACCACCAACACTAGCTATTCTAAAGTGAATGATAGCTGTGCTAATTCCTTTAGGCTTCAACTGTTTGTTGATGATTCTATTGATTTGTTTTGCTTTGATGCCTTTCTTATATGATACAGTCTTATCATGATTCAACCATGCGATTGAGCCACCATGACTATTCATATCCTCTGCATCTTTGAGGTCATTCTTTGATGGATAGTTACCATCATCTATACACATTATTACACACATTTTCTAGATCACCTCCTTGATTTCTAAACTATGTATCTTTGGTTTGTGTTCATCCAAGTATGTATGTATTATTTCTAATACTTTATTACTTGCTTTGATTCTTAACTCTGGTTTCTGAAATGCTGGGAGCACTCTTATCTCTACTGTTCTATGTAATGCCCAGCAATAATTGATAAAGCAATATCTTTGGCTTGACTTTGTTGTGTCATACTTTTGTTCAAGTGGTCTAAAGTCATCTTTACAGAAACTATTATGACCTTCTAATCTCCTAAAGAATGATGAGTCAACTTTAAGTTTATGCTCATGTCCCCACTTTAACAGTTTTTCTTTGAGTGTATTGTGAAAGTCTACATCCATTAGTACTGCATACTCACGGTTTGTTATTCCACCTACATGTATGTGATGACCACATGTATTATTAGTACGTAGTATTGAATCTTCGTTAGCACCAAGCCAACTAGTTGATTCATCTTCAGGTAATATTCTACTAACTACCTCTCCATCATCTCCTTCTCCGTTGGAGCAATCACATTCACAATTACATTCACAACCACATTCAAAGTCACATTCATGTGACATATTATCGTTGGTTACACAGTTGTATACATGTTCATTGTCTATAAAGTGTGTTCTACATTTATCACACGCTAGATATTCATCATGATTCTTAAGTTGTATTACTTTACATGACTCACAATCATTATTAGAATGGTTTCTCATGTCACATTCACATGAATCTATATTCTCATCACATCTAGAACATGTACGACATTCTTCACATGAACAGGCATCGCATGTATCATGACATATATCACATATATTACAACTTTCACATTCACAGTAGTCACGACATTCACAGTCGTCTCTACAACTACCGTTACATTCACTACTATTACCGTCTACATCTACTGAACCGTCATGATGAAAGTCTCCTCTAATAATATCAGATTTACTTATATTACCTTCGACTTCATGACCTACTGTAAAGTCACTCGTCATTATTTATCTCCATTATTTCAAGATAACTACGTTTCAATGAGTTGTATTTCAAATCACATTGTTTAGTCCAACTTTGTAACTCTTGATTCGAGTATGGTTGAGTATATCTATTTTTATACGCAGTTTGAACTTGTAATGTACTCATAAAAAACAAATCTGCTTTGTCATCTAAACGCAATAAATAATCACGTGGGTCTTCTTGTAACATGTATCTGTATGGAAAATCTCCTTCATCATCTTCATAGTTATGTATGGTTTTGACTAGTCTACTAAATCCATTATTACATGTTGCTAATAACTCAATGCCTTCGTCAATAGGCACGAGTAGTACTTCAAGTTCAATCTCCATTAGATTTCTCCTTTAGTACTAGCAAAGCACTTCCTGCTCTACTAAATGCTCCAAACCTCATCTTCTCGGGAAGTCCACGATATATTTGTGCTAAACCATTAATAATATTCCTTGAGGGAATACTACCATCTTTGGTTTTAATCACAAAACCTCGTAATTCTTCCATCACACAATCGTTATCACTAGCAAATGTATTGCCAGCATTAAGAAACTCTTGCATGATTGGGTTTTCGGCTGATTTGCCAATTAAATTCTCAGGCTTTGAACCCAAACCCATTATATGCTTTACAGCACTAACAGCTTGACGGGATTCAATATCTCCCCTAGCTACTGTATTCATGATAATATCTATCACATTTTCAGTACTTGGGTGGTTGATTTCAGTCATGTTTAACTTTGTCAAGTAAAAAGTGGGGTTTTAACCCTGTAATTTCATAGCACTTGGATTAATAGCTCTACTATGCCATTTAGACCATGCTATAAGTTCGTTTTGAAGATTCGTTAACTTCATGAGTAAAAAGGTGGGTTTTAACCCAAATGTTGTCCACATTTAGCACAACTATCAGTATCAACATCAAGTATGTGTCTAGGACATTTAATATTGCTCAATCCTTGTATAAAGTACTGAGCATAGAGTTCTTCGTCATGTTCCATAACTATAAACTTGTAAACACCTAACACACAACCAAACACAACAGTATAGTCTAATCCCTTAGAAGTATTGTTGTATATGAAACAACTTTGATTGATGTTAGGCACGGTTAAACCGTTGATATTTACCAAAAAACCATACGTACGTACGTAGTACGAACTATATAGTTTTAGTAATTACAATCTAGTACGCCTGAAGTCATTCTCAATAAGAGTTTATGACTGTCAGTACGTACTGTTTAGTAAAAAAGTGTGTAAGTAGTACGCTCACACTCGTGCTACCATTAGGTAGCAATCTTTAACCCTTGACCTTCGGTTTTACCCTAATGACCAAGTTTACTCTAGTCCTTTAAACTAGACACCGAAAAGGCAAGGACTAACTAGCTGGGCTCAGATATTTTGACATAAGGGAATCTGGATTGGAATAACACCATTTTATACCCTCTTGAATACTTTTGTAACCACTCGAAACTCTATAAGAGATAATCCAAAGTGGTGATTCATATTTCCTAAACTTTTCGGCTCAAAGCGTTCACACTATAACACGCTCGTCAAAGCCTAATCATGTCGGAAATGAAGCCCAATGCAAGACCACGAGGGTGTATTGCCTCGCTTACAAGGTTACTGTGCACTACTAATGTATATATCTTCTAGGCACAAATCCACAGTGTATCAGGAACGAGTTAGCGAGACCCAGTACACATGTAAAAAAAACAGTTTTTGGGAAATAAGAGGTTACAGACAGGAAAAAAATATTAATACAACTACGATACATATATAATAGAGTTACGGGGCTAGGCTTTATTCCTAATCTTATTCGAAATACCCTTTGGTCGACCACCTGCAAACTGAGGGTAGTTATTTCTAAGTCGTATCTTAACACAGTCTCTACAATATCTAGTCATATTACCAGTCATGGAATTTTTACTATACCCTGTATTTTGGAGGGTACGCTTATGACCATTTCTACACTGTATATCTAAAATTAGTATACCATTATTTCTCCTAATTAAACCTATTTTTATACAAACAGGACAACCTCTTTTACCGTTCTTTTTATCCACAATAACTAAAGTATGACCATCCTTACAAGTTGTGGGGGGTATATGTAATTTACCTCCTATTCCTCTTCCACGCCTAAGGTTTTCTTTACGTGTAACTATTTCTAAATGATCAAGGTCTACACATAGTCTATTCCTACATAAATGATCTATGTCATAACCTTTTGGTATTTCTCCTTTATATACCATGTAAAAAAATCTGTGTGCGTAAAACCTACCTTTGTTAAATTTTACTGATCCGTATCCTCCACTATGTTTCATACCAGTATACTCTAAACAAATACCATTAACACGAACATTGTTTAAAATAGTGTCTAAACTAATAGTGTTTATCTTCATTAATATATTCTATCCAATACCTTATATATATCTATCCATTATTACGGTTTAAAACAAACACTTATATTAGGTATCCTATAGCGAATCCAATCAACCCAATGACACCTAATACTATAACAGTGACAGCAGTACTTATCTTTATATTCTCTCTATCCCAAATTTTCTTTACCCTCTTATTACATTCATTACATCCTTCTGTTATTTTACCCTTCTTAAAGTCGGGGATAAAACAACAGAATGACCAAGTGTTACTTCTACAGTTAGGACATTCCATAGAGTGTCTTATCTTGTTAGTATTAGATATCTCGTCTAACTCATCTTCTCTATCGTCCCAGTCCAATTATTTACACTCCAATTATTTCACCCTGTTCTAGGGAAACAATCTACACATATAATCTCATGTGATTCAGATAGTTCAACATTACTCTTAAAACATGCATGACATAACCCGAAATATTTTTCTTTATTACCTTTAATTAGATTCAATAAAGACTTTATTCCGAACATCTACTTATACATTCCTTTAATACATTTATACGATAGTCTCTCTCTGCACTTTTTGTCTCGTTTTCAATATTAGCAAGTACATTGTTAAAGTCTACTAAATGCTCTTTCTTTTGTTTGTCATCTGGGTACATGTTAATCCTCGAATTCTTCCATATATAAATCTTTGTAATTGATGTTTTTTGGCATGCTTGATATAAGGCACCAGCAATAACTCTCGTTATTATTTATACATTTGTTGTGATCGTGTTTATTTGTCATTTATCAAAAGCATTAATTTCGCCTATTTTGTTAAAGCCTAGATCACCATCTGATGTATTAGGTACTATTTTTTGACCTAATATATCTTCATTTAGATTACTATTTGGAACACTGTTCTCCTTATCCGTAGTCTCAATTTCACCTACGGTAGTACCTTCATCATTCCTATTTTTATTAAATTTTGAATATCCATCTGTTTTTAATAGTAACTCTGATTGTACTCTTACTAAGCATTTACCTAGTTTGTTAAAAGAATGATCCCCTATTATATCTTTACATGCAAGACATATCATCTTCTTAATCTGTTTACTCCCTACTACCATTATATTAGTATATAACAAGCCTTATATAAATGTATTCTGTAAATTACAGTGATGCATATGCAGCAATCATCCTTTTCTTCTTTCCTATAAACCTTGGTGCAAAATTACAACAAGGACACCTTCTATTCAATAAAAGTGTTAATGAAATCCACGCATCACATCTAGTACAGAAAGAGTGTTTTGCATAAGTGTCACCGAACGGTCTATTACTCCCCAATCTATCACAAATACCTTTACACCCCTTCATATATAATATCATATATAGGATTATATAAGTCTTTACCTTAAACTTTCTAATGTAAAAGGTGAATATTGATCTATCTGAACTATGTTAGATTCTTCTTTATCTGATTTACAAAAGTACCAAAGACCTATTATCCCAAGTGGAGCTAAGACGATTGTACCGAAACAGAACAAAGAAAAAAAGAACAATAGGATCTTCGACACAATACAACTATGTTAAAACATAATATAAGTGTTAGGGAGATAATGTCTCTACACTTTTTCTCCCTACAGGTATCAACCTAAATTAATAGGTTAAGAGGGCTACCGTATGAGGGTAATCCCTGACACCTATAATACTTTATATAATACCTTATATAAACTTACCTATGTACTAAAATTGACCATATATATCTCTCAATTAAACCTCCGTTTTGCTTCGCAAAACTTACTCGTCAGATTCAGGAGGATGACCTTCCCTTATCTCTTTAATTTTGTCCTCACATAAAAATGAAAGTTTCCAGAACGTCTTCTTATCATCCATCCCCAACGCCTCTGGGTTTTTACCAAAACATAGTTCAAACCAGCGTATGACTGTTTTATAATCGTTTAACTCAAAGTCTACCATATTGCTTTAAATATTACATCCTTTAAATACTTGCTTAAAATAGAAATCTTTATATTAAATTTAGTTTTGATATATGATATGACCAAGGACAAGACTGAGACTATACGGGAAACCCCCACTGTAGTTAAAAAGGAAATAGTCAAATCTTGCTCTTGTAACCAAGATATAGGAAGAGATATTAGATGCCGTGATCATGGCGACCCTGACAAAATCTGACACATAGTCGTCAAAATACGTTAATTTTACAATAAGTTTATAAACTATTATATATTCATTATACTATGGGATTACGTGCTAGGATAAGTAGTATAACTAAATCTCTTAGCAATGTTAACAAAGGGTATACAGAGTCAACTTCTAGACCATCTGTCGCCCAGCCATACATGGCAACTGACACAGGTGCCAAACTACCAATTTTTCCATTCCCACTTATAATGATTTATGAGTTGGCTGATAATATTGATGCACTTCGAATTCCTATTGAGACTCTAAATAGAGAGATGTTTAAGAATGGTTGGCAGATAACTGAACGGTTCAAGTATAAATGTAATAACTGTTCAAAAGAATTTCAGTATGCTCCTAACGTAGCAGTTGAAGGTGAGGAACCAAAGAAACTACAAAAGGTACAATGTGACTCCTGTCAGAGTTATGAATTAAGAACACCTGTACCTGAACACAGAAAGATTATTGAAAATTTAATTAATAGACCTGTTAATGGGAACGCCCAAAATCTAGAAGACGTTGCAAGACAGTTAGAAAGAGATCTAGAGATTGCAGATAATGCATATTTACTTTTGTTAAAGAATTATTTTATTGATGATATTACTGGTGAGATAGATAATAAAAAGACAGAGATTAAAGAGTTACTTAGAATAGACCCACCACAAGTAGCAATGATTGCTGACTCTGATGGTAGAATTGGATATGATGATAAGAGACAAAAGATTTATGTCTGCCCACGATTTGAGCACAGGGATGCGAGATTGTATAATGACAGATGTGATAAATGTAATGCTAAAGCATTAAAGGCTATACTTGAAGTTAACTCTGTTTATTCCATAGGTGTACCACATCCTAAAAGAGTAATTTATGCTGAAGGTGAAGTGATTTGGAAAGCAGGAAAATACAAACCATCTTTGATTTACGGGTTCAGTCCTATTTATGCAGTGTGGAGTAAGGCTATGGCTTTGTCTCACATGGATGAGTATATTAGAAAGTACTTTGACAAGATGAGACCACCACGAGGATTACTTGTTGTTGCTTCACGTAACTATGAAACCTTTAGAAAGTCATGGGATGCTTTAGAACAGAAAGCCACCGAAGACCCATACATGATACATCCACTTATGGTTGAATCAGATAAGGGTGGACAAAACATGGCACAGTGGTTAGACTTTACTGGTACATTACAAGAGTTACAATTCATTGAAATTAGAAAAGAGTTAAGACAAATCATTGGTGCAGTGTATGGTGTGTTACCTTTGTACTATGGTGAGATGGTAGGTGGTTGGAGTCAGGAAGGATTACAAGTTACAATTACTAATAGAGCAGTTAAATGGGGACAAGATATATTATACAAGTCATTCTTTAAGAAATTTGTAGAGTTAATGGGTGTTGATGATTGGGATCTCAGATTAGAAGCAGGTGAAGAGAATGATAAACTATCTGAACTACAAAGAGATGGAGTAGAAATACAGAATATGGCTTTACTACAACAAATGGGATTCAAAGTTACAAGAACTCACACTGGTGAGTATAGTGTATCACAAATACCAGAACCTATAGATGAATTACAAATGGGAAGAGGTAGAGGTACTGCTGCACCAGAAGAGAATAGACAAAACTTTGCTGGACAACCAAACCAGAACAGACCATCTGATATTGGTGGTGTTGCACAAGGACACCCAAGTTCAGGAAGTGGAACTTCTCTCTCACAGAAGAACTTTCCTACTGGAATAACACCTGATAACTTTGATGTGGTAAAAAAGACATTACAATCAGCAATGGATTACAACTGGAAGAAAACTAAAACAGTCGATGAACTTAGAAAGTTTACAGGAATAACAGTAAGAGAAGCACGTAATATTGTACAGAATGAGTTTGACATGGTTAGAAAGTGGGAAGATGAAGAGGAGGATAAAAATTGACGAAAAAAACTCATAGATGTGATGATTCCTGTAAGGGAACTCATACAACAGAAGATGCAAAGAAAATAAAGTTACCTAGTGGAACTAAGGTAAAATCCACAAAAAAATCATCTAACGCAGCATTTAAAAAGCAGTTAGATAGAATTGAAAAAACTGAATCATTCAAAAAACCTATAATTACAGATGTCTATAATGCAGATTATTCATTAATAGATGAAACTATAGATAATATTAAAAAAACAAGTAGAAGTATATGTGTTGATATCTATTCTTCTAATAATGTCTATCTTATTTTACAAGAAGCTTTAAAAAAAGTGACACTTGCAGATAAATAGAATGGATTAATAATCAAAAATGGCAACTAAATTAGATTTGAACGCTGGTAGTACATCTATGGGTAAAAAGATAGTTGAAATACATCAAGATAATGAATATACTCATGTAAATAATTATAAAGAAGGGTTATGTTTTGGTTGTTTTGGCTCTAATGTTGTAGGTGCATTGGTTGCTGATATTTGTGGTGACTGTGCAGGGAAAAAGGGTAGAGAACCGTTATTAGTATCAATCAAACCAATTTATTACGGGATGTGTCATTTTTGTGGTGTATATAAATTTAACATGGAACAAATAAACTGTAGATTATGTCAAAAATGTCACAGGCGTACAGCTAATCACATGAAAGAATATAATAAAAAAGGTGGTATGCATGGTGCAGATCCATTTTGGCAATCAATGAGACGTAAACATGGAAAGGATTGGAAACAGATAATGTCTAACGGTACAAAGTCTTGGAGACAATGATTAATTATTCTTTAAAACAAATATGATCCTGTCTAACTCAAAATCATAATACCTGTGATCATAATCTATAATTTTATTTTCATTTCTATACACAGCATCAAGGTATCTATCAACCTTCCATTTTAATGATGGTTTCCTGAGAAACTTTGGATTAAACTCTAACTGCATTTTTTTTCTATTAAATTTTATTTTCTCATATTTTATTAATTCGGTACCTTCATTTTCATGTTCACCAAGTTTACCGTTTCTAAAATGTACAAGTGATTTTTGTAGGAATGGTCTCTCCTTCTGATCATTTGTGTTAGTTACAACATATAGTTTTTCTTTATTTTGTATGTACATATCAATGATCTTTATTCTTCTCATTTTATCTTCCGTATATCCTTTGTAAAAATGGTCAAATGTTTTCATGTCATCAAATATGTATATAGATGAAGCCATTACCATTAAATACAAATACTTGTTAATAAATCAAGTGGTATGGGTCTTTTTAATAAAGAAGAAGAAAAAATATGTGATTGTGGTGTAAAAACATACAAATATGTAGGATTCAAAATGTCTTTAGAGATATGTTATAAATGTGGAAAGTTTGACTGTAGATCAGATTATATAGATGACGATTTTATAAAATTTCTTGTAAAAAACCCTGAGCTTGTACCAGAATTAATCAGGCTAAAATATTTAATACCCACATGAATCTTTATAAATTAGAATAGATATTATTTAACATGGAACAGGTATTCAACTCATTCGTCGAACCATTATTATTAGCAATGATGTTAGCAACAGGTGGAGGAATTGTTGCTTTTTTTAGAAAAATGAATAAAACACAGAAAGATTTATGTGAAACTGTGTCAAGATTACAAAAAACCCTTATTATTTTAGCTAAAGCCGTAGATAGACAGTCAAACAGACTACATCCAAATGAGGCTAATTCAGACCTAGACGATCTAGTCAAAGAACTACTTGATAAATAAGTTTAAATATAGTCTATTTCAGGGATTTATATGGTTGAAGCTCTATTAGCAGTAGTAATCGCCACTGTAGCTGGTGCAGTATTAAACACCATTAGGGGATTCCTAGGTTCTGATAGTTCCTATGATATCAAAAAATTCCTTGGTGCTGTAATTGTATCAGGTTTTGCAGGGTTAGCTATTGCACAAACAATCGCTTTAAGTGGAGTAGACACGTTAGGACTAATTCTAATTGGTCTAACAGCAGGATTTTCAATAGATTATGCTGTATCTAAAGCAAAAAAAATTACAGAGTAATTCTGTATTTTATCCCTTTTTTATTAACTACAATAATCTTTATTAGTATTGTATAGTTTATTTATATATGAGTGAAGAGACTCAATCCAAGGATATAATTCAGTTTAACCAACTCACTACATCATTAAAGAGTATGGAGACAATTAATTCGGATGAAAGATATTTTGAGGGATTACTCACTGTGCAGATGAAGGATAAACAGGGAGAAGTCACGATTGTTGATGAACTTTACAAAGTATTACCAATTTGGATGGATAGAGGAGCACCAATTAGTGATACACATTCTAATAGAATTATAGGAAAAGGTATTAATTATTCTAAAACCATAGTTAAAGACGAACACGGTGAAGATCTACCAGCTATTAAAATTACAGGTAAGATTTACAAAAACTATGAATTAGACAATGTTATTTGGAACAAGATAGTAACCAAAGAATATAGAGGTTTATCATTCGGTGGGGCTACAAGAGCAAACCGTATGCCAATGAAAATGAAAGACGGGTCTATGGCATATGCACTTGGTGCATTAGAGCATTATGAAGTAGCAGTGTGTAAAGATCCAGCAGTTCCAATGGCTATCATTACTGATTTTAATCCTATCGCTAAAGCTAATTATTCATCTACAGTAAGAGATGATAAAATGGTTATTCAATGTACAGATATGGGTTGTTATATAGACAAAGCTGATCTTAACGAATCACAAACATTCCAACAAAAAGTAGATGCATTAATCAGAGAAGGTAAGTCAGAAGAATCTGCAAAAAAGATAGTTGGTTCATTTGTACATAAAGAAGAGTTAACCGAAGGTGGTAAAAAAGTGTTTGATGAAGTTAAAAATGTTGTTGATAGAGATAAAAGAGGTGAAGAAAACCAAATGTATAAATCAGGGTATCAAACTGAAGCAGGAAATAATCAATTAGGTGGACAAGGTAAAACAGAAGATGATAAGGAAAAACGAGAAAAAGAGGATGAGGAGAAAGAAGATGATAAAGTTAAACGTAGAGATCATTCAGATGCAGGTGGGGATATACACTCTATGTATAATCAAAACGTAGGAAGAGAAGCATCATCTGGTAGAAAACTTAAAGGAGATACAACTGTAAACCAGACTGGTGGTGTAAGAGGTGGACAGGATACTGCTGTCCAAGGTAGTGGTAAATCTAACGATATTAATATAGTTCAAAAGAAACCTGAAAGAAATGAAGAGAAATTAATATCAAATATTAAAGTGGTTAGAAATATTAATAATTCACTTGTAAAACACGCACAAATACAACAACTAAAGAAGATTAAAGGTGCATTACCTGATATGAAAAATCCTAGATATCCAAAAGGAGACATTATTTCAGAATTTCCAGAATCTGATGGATCTAGAGCACAATCAAAAGAAGGTCAAGCTACAAATGTAAGAGTAAGTCATGCTGGAAGAGGTGGTAAATTTAGACACAGTAGTGAAACATTAGATACAGGCTCTTTACATAATGCAAAATTTAGAAAATCTATGGATGAACAACTAAAAAAGATTAATGACGATCTTGGAGATGCTCGTGGATGTACCGAACATTTACATGGGTAATATAAATGTTTACAGAATCTTTATAAGCACTTATATACAAGAATCTATGATAACATGGCTCTAGAAGAAATCGTTAAACAAAACGACGACAAAAAAGAAGAAGAAGATGACAAAGAGGAAGAAGATACTAAAAAATCTTTCGACCAAACTTTGATTGAAACTATTTCTACTTTGACAGAGCACGTAAAAGCACAATCAGAATCATTGGCTGCACTCGACGACAGGCTTACTAAAGCCCTAGAAGAAGAACCGAAGACTCAACTTGATTTCCCTAACACTTCAGATGATGAAGGAGTCGGTGAAAAAGTTAAAGTCCCAGATACCTATCAATCTAACTCTGTGCAAGCAGAATTGGATGCAGATGGTGCTGAAACCGAAGATGACCCAGAAGAACTTGTTATGCAAGAGAAATCTGAGAAAACTAACTTCGATTTTACAACTGAGACTCCACGACCAACTACATCTGTTGAAACTATAAACAAATCAGATCAAAATGGTTTGAATATGGTATTGAAAGATGCAAGAGAGCAAGGTTTTGACAGTTTATCTGTCGTAGCACAAAGGATTTTGAAAGGTGATTACTACACTCCTTCACAAGAGGAGAGTTGGTTCTAAAATGGTTCAAATTCGAACTATTGACGAACTAGAGGCACTCTATTATGGACAGAATAGAAACCTAATCAGAAAAGCTGATGCCCCAGTCGTTACATCAACATCTGGCGTTTTCAACGCTATATTTGGTGCATATGCATGGGCACAACTTAACTTAGAAGCAAATGCTTTTGGTATCTTACCAAAAGTTCCTTGGGATAAATCTGGTTGGAGGGCAATCACTGCCAAACCAACTTTGAACACAAACCAAGGTAATACTGCACTAGGTGGTACTGCTGAAGGTGGAAATATTGCTGAAACCGTAAAGCCTACTTTACAAGAGATCGACGTTAGACCAAAGACAGCTCAGTTGCCTTTCAGTGCATCTGAAGTCATGGAATGGCTCGCAACTCACAGTAAAGACGATATTTGGGGTGGACTAGGTTCACTTCGATTATATATGGCAGTTCAGCACAAAGAATTCATGAATAGAATGTTACTCGCAGATGTTGAATCTGAAGCAGCAGCAGCAAGTGCAAATAACTCAGGTACTACCAACTTTGAAACATTGGATAGAATTATTTCTTCCAATGCTGAAGAGACAGCATTAGGTGGTACTTATGACGGAATGTACGATCCTTGGGCAGCAAACGCTACCATTGATCGTGACGGTTCAGGCACTTTTGACTGTACTGTAGAATCAGCATCAGGTACAATAGGAACAGACGGTGTTCTTACCGACGATACACTACGAACTTTCCTTAGAAAGATCCGTATTGCAGCAGGTAAAGATCCAAATGTATTCCTAGGTTCCCACGAAGTTTATTCCGAAATACAAGGCTTATACATGCCATCTGTCAGGATTCCAAATCCTTATGGTGAAGCATTAGTACAAGTCGATGTAAATGGAATTCAGACTTTCAAAGGAACTGGAGTCGGAATTCACGTAGATTCAATCTATGGTATCCCATTCATCCCTTCAAAAGATGCCCCATCTGGTGGTGGAAATGAAGTCGGAAGATTATTTGCATTAGATACTTCTGATGCAGAAGGTTATGGTTACCCAAGAATTGGAATACAAATCGCAATTCCAACCGAGTACTATGAGGCAACACGTAGAACACCAGCTTATCCATTCGTTAACAATGCTTTCGTTGAGAAAGGAGTTTACAGAACAATGGGTGAAACTGTTTGTCGTCACTTCAAATCACAAGGTAAAATTAGAGATATTAAACTCTAGTCAACCTATAAAACACTCTTTTTTTATTTTTTTACCCTTCCTAACCTGTGGTTAACCTCATATGTTAAAATAACTTGTTTAATTAATTAATTAATTAATTAACTTTTTACACGTTAGCTAATAGATATAGAAGGAAAATAGGATCGCCTCAATCTTTATATATGATTATTTTGTCTATTGTGTAATGGCAATCACAATCGCACAGAATTCAGACCATAAGAGTCTAACAGGAAAGACTTTGTCAGTCCAAGCAGAATTGACTTCTAAATTAAAGTCATGTGTAGTAGATGTCACCTATGGTGCCTCAGACACATATACTACAAACGGAAACACTGTCGACCTTTCTTTGGGTGGTAGAATCAAAACTGTAATTGGAGCTCAAATACTCCATAGTAACGCAGGTCTACTTTTGCAATACGTCCCAGCAGCAGCAGGGGCAGCAGCCACAGGTA